CGGAACCTTCACAGATGAAAGTGGGAAGTTCACATTGGAAGAAACTCCTAAATTCATAGCAAATCCAACAATTAAGACAAATGAGTAAAAAAGAAGAAGTAGTAGAGGCTCAAGAGCCAAAGCACATCAGATCAATTTTATCTGATATAGCACGTGTACAAGTAGATTTCACTGGTACACAATCAAGAACGAAGTCAGAATTTAAAGACGAGTGCAATATAAATAATATAGTTAAGCAATGTATTAAAACTGGAGTTATGCCGTCTGGAACACGTCAACCAATGTTTGAGGATTTCTCAAACGTCGGTTCATATAATGACGCAGTAACCCAAGTAGCGGAAGCAAACTCAACATTTGAAGGTTTACCTTCAGAAATAAGAGAAAAGTTTGATCACTCAGTACAAAATCTAATTGATTTTATAGGAGATGAATCAAACGCAGCGGAAGCACAAGAGCTTGGTTTATTACCAGAAACCGAAGCACCAGAGTCAGCTAATCTTGAAAATGTAGCGGAAGATAATAATGCATCAGCAACGAGTAGTGAGGAGAGCGTTACAGAATCATAAATAGGGTTGTTAGGACAGTTGCCTTCTTGTTGTAACTGTCCTAACTGACACCTTTTGATTCTTTTTTAAAGAATATAGCGAAGCGTAGCCAATCACGAAGTGATTCCCTTCAATGTCATAACCATCATTTAAGAAAAAAAATATGAAACATAAATCAGTAATGAAGCACCAATTCTCACAAGTGCCTAAAGTGAGTACACCACGTTCAACATTTAACAGAACACATAGCCATAAAACAACCTTTGACGGAGGAAAACTAATTCCATTCTATGTAGATGAAGTTTTACCCGGAGACACATTTAACGTAAATGCAAATTTATTTGGTCGATTGGCAACACCGATCGTACCAGTAATGGACAATATTTACTTAGATACCCATTATTTCTTTGTACCAAATCGTTTAGTATGGGACAATTTTCAAAAATTTATGGGTGAACAAGAAAACCCAGACGATAGTACAGATTATTTAGTACCACAATTAACCGCAAATCACCCAGAAGGATCATTAGGTGATTATTTCGGTCTACCAGTCAATATAGCTAATATAAAAGCAAATGCGCTATTTTTTAGGAGTTATAATCTCATATTCAACCAATGGTTTAGGGACGAGAACTTACAAGATAGTGTAACAGTAAACAAAGGAGATAGTGGAGACTCAATTAGTGATTATTCTATTCTTAGACGTGGCAAAAGACACGATTACTTTACATCAGCATTACCGTGGCCACAAAAGGGACCCGGTGTAGAACTACCATTAGGATCAACTGCACCCATTATTGGTTCAGAAGATACTACAAAAATGCCCGTTATTAAGTATAGTAGTGTACTTAATACATATAACGTACAACAAGATTCAGATGGCGGATTTACACAAGAGCAAACACTGTCAGCTGATTTGAGTAATGCAACTGCAGCAACAATTAATTCATTGCGTCAAGCATTTCAATTACAACGCCTAGCAGAAAAAGATGCTAGAGGCGGTACACGTTATACAGAGATTGTAAGATCACATTTCAATGTAACAAGCCCAGACGCACGTCTACAACGTCCAGAATTCTTAGGAGGACGTACAAGCCGATTAGATATTACACCAGTAGCACAAACAAATGCAACTGGAACACACGCAGCAACTGGAGAAACACCACAAGGTAACCTTGCTGGTTTCGGTACAGTAGCACAAACAAATGACGGATTTACTAAGTCATTTACAGAACACGGTATAATCATTGGATTATGCTCTGTAAGAGCCGATTTAACCTATCAGAAGGGTATTAACCGTATGTTTAGCCGTAGGACTAAATATGACTATTATTGGCCAACATTAGCACACCTTGGAGAGCAAGAAATTCTTAATAAAGAAATTTATGCACAAGGAACATCAGCAGATGAAGATGTATTTGGATACCAAGAACGATGGGCAGAATATAGATATTATCCATCAAAGATTACTGGTAAGTTTAGATCAGACGCAACCGGAAGCCTAGACGTATGGCACCAATCACAAGACTTTGCGTCTTTACCACAATTAAACAGTACATTTATTGAAGATAATCCACCACTAGACAGATTATCAGCAGTAACATCAGAGCCAAACATATTACTTGATTCACATATCGAAGTAAGAACAGCTCGAGCAATGCCAACATATTCCGTACCGGGATTAATAGACCACCTATAAGATGGCCGGCGGAGTAATAACAGCAGCATTAGGAGGAAGCTTATTAGATGGGTTCTTTGGCAGAAAATCTGCCAAGTCCCAGATGGCTTTCCAAGAACGTATGTCAAACACCGCCTATCAAAGGGCGGTAGCTGATATGAAAGCAGCGGGTATCAACCCAATGTTAGCAGCTATAAAAGGCGGAGCCTCAACACCACAAGGAGCCGGATATTCAACAAATATATCACAAGGTTTAACTAGTGCAATGGGAGCATCAAACTCTTATTATACCGGACAATTGCAAAAAACTATTAATAACAATATTAAAGGCGATCGTAAGTTACAATTAGCAGCTACATATCAAAAACTAGGTATTCCACCAGAATTAGCTATACTAGGAGATAATACAACATCTGCATTAGGAGTATCAGCTGGAACTAAAGGAGCACTAGCTGGAGCAGCAGCAGCTGGAGCTGGATTAACAGTTGCTGGACAAGCAAAGAAGTTTATGCAACGCAAAAACGATGTATATAAAAAGATTAATACTCCCGTTACTAAAACAATGAATAGTAAAGGTAAAATTAAATCTACTAGATTAGATGCAGCTAAAAACTTTTTAAAGAAAGCTGGACCAAAAGCATTAAGAGCAGCGGGGCCGGCATCATTCGGTTTAACAGTATACGAATTAGTTAAATTAATTAAGGATTCGGAAAAAAAATATCCTTCAAAGACAAAACGTTACTACGGAATTAGATAATTATGAAATATAGAACAAAAATGACACGCAGAGGAAGCAAACGTCTTTTCTCAAAGACTGCTGCACTAACACATAAGAAGAACACATTTGACTATGTAATGCGTGGCGGAACACGCCTATAGCAAATGCAATGTTTTAAGCCATTAATAGCCTATAAGACTAGAGATGGTATAACCTTTAACCCCGCTAAGGGGTTTAGTGACTTGCCGCTAAAATTAAGATGCGGACAATGCATAGGTTGTCGTCTACATAAGTCTAAAGAATGGGCAATAAGATGCGTCGAAGAAATGAGAATGCACGAAGATAACTGTTTTATCACATTAACATTTGACGACACAAAGCTCCAGAACGAGTTACAAAACTATACGCTCATAAAAAGTGATTTTCAAAACTTTATGAAGCGTTTACGTAAGAACACTGGCGCTAAGATAAGATACTTTCATTGCGGAGAATATGGAGAAAAATTCAGCCGTCCACATCATCACGCAATAATATTTGGTTACGATTTTCCCGATAAGAAAGAAGCCAGAAAAAGTAAATTAGGTCATCCTCAATTTACATCAGAAACATTAACAAAAGCTTGGCAAGATCAAGGCGATGCCTTTGTATCTGAGGCCAACTTTGATACTGCAGCATATGTTGCAAGATATAGTACAAAATTGTACAATAAGACAAAAGGATCACCAGAACATTATCCAACTCAAGAAGAGTACTATCAAGGTAGAGTACCAGAGTATGCAACTATGAGCAGAAGACCGGGTATCGGTCATAAGTACTTCGAGAAGTACAAAGACGAGATTTATCGAGACGATTATATAATTATTAATAATAAGAAGATGAAGCCTCCATCTTATTATGATAATTTATTAGAAAAGGTGTCAGAAAACGTCTTACAAGACGTAAAAGCTCAAAGATATCGAATTGCAAAAGAACAAGCAGATTTTGAAGATATCAACAGAATGTATGCAAAAGAACTTTGCAGAGAACTAGAAATGAAACAATGGAACAGAAGTTTATGAAATTATTAATAAAATTATTAACAAATAAAATTAACCCTAAAACGTTGCTAGTAATAGTCTTAGCGTTTTTTAGTGGAAGTGTCTCACCAGACATAATAAATTCTTTAATTGACATTTTAATGTCAGCAGAGTAAGAAAAACACATATTCACAACGAATATGTATAACCTATAACAAAAATAAAAATATGATTCAAAATGTATACACTATCAAAGATGCAAAAACTAACGCGTTCGCTAATCCGTTCTATTCAATTAACGATGCTACGGCTATTCGTAGTTTCGAACAAGCGGCAGCGGATCCTAATACAACAATTAGCCAATTCCCAGAGGATTTCAGTTTATACAAGCTCGGAACCTTCACAGATGAAAGTGGGAAGTTTACACTGGAAGAAACTCCTAAATTCATAGCAAATCCAACAATTAAGACAAATGAGTAAAAAAGAAGAAGTAGTAGAGGCTCAAGAGCCAAAACACATCAGATCAATTCTATCTGATATAGCACGTGTACAAGTAGATTTCACTGGTACACAATCAAGAACGAAGTCAGAATTTAAAGACGAGTGCAATATAAATAATAT